ACTATATAGCCCAACAGTGCTATAAAATGGCAAACGCTATGATGAAAGAGCGAAAGATTGTATTGGATATCCTTGCCAAATAACTCGTTTTAACCATGGACCTAATATCACGCACAATCCTCGGCTACACGGCAGAGGTTGTCGGAGTCAGCCCCGATGATATATTGAGCAATGTAAAAACTCAAGAACTGGTGCTGGCTCGAAGCATCTTTGCCGACATCGCCTACTCGGAATACCTGTACACCTACTGCCAAATCGGGCGTATCATCAAGAGGAACCACGCAACCGTCATGCATAACCTCGAAATCCTTGCCAAAAACATGAGAGCAAGACCCGACATCAAGTTTCTGCGTACACAGGTTCTCAACAGGACGAGAGATTTTTTGCAACATTAGAAAGAACCCCCTCCATCTTTGCGTGAGTGAACGCAGAGAACGTCATCCTTGACCTGTATCGCAGCGGAGAAATCCGCAAGGCTTGCCTCACCATCACGGGGGGCAATCCGCTTTGGAAGGACCTCGAGCAAGAGGTCGTCCTTATTCTGCTCGAAAAAGACCCCGACAAGATTACCAAGATGCAGGTCCAAGGCTACCTGCGATTCTACATCGTTCGCCTGATCATGAACCTGTACCGGGGCAACAACAACCAGTTCGCCAAGAAGTACCGACACCATGACGAGCGAGTCGAAGTGGACCCCGAAACCCAAGAACTAAGCAAGGACTACGACTCCCTGCTGGACGACCTTTGGGCCATCGCCCAGCAAGAAATGGACTCTTGGGCCAAGGACGGAGCGTTCCCCTACGACAAAGAACTGCTGAACCTGCTCATGCAGACCGGGAACATGAAGGCCATGAGCCGGGAAACGGGCATCCCGTACAGGTCCATCATTTACTCCATCGAACAGGCCAAGGCCAAAATCAAAACCGCAATCGAAGCAAATGGATATACTGGTTTTTCCAATCCTGATTAGTGCCTTAGCGACCCTTGCGGTCGTGGAGTTCCGGGTCCTGCCTTCGTGGTTCTACGCTTTGCCCTTCGCCAAGCGGAAGCCGTTTTCGTGTATGACCTGCTTCGGGTTTTGGCTTGGCTTTGCCCTGACCCTGCCAACCTGCCAATGGTACTTGGCCCCGATCCTCGGCCTTGCCTCATCTGCCACCGCAATAATCATTCGGGAATGGACCTTCAAATGACCAACGACCAATTCATCGTGGCCCAAAAGCATCGCAAGTATTGGGACCAATATGTGGCATCCCTAACCATGCGACTACCACCCGATGCCGTTGGAGAACTGCAAGCCATCCTCACGGCTCATGGACGACCGCCTACGAATTGGTGGTGCGCTGACTGCGTAAAATCGGCCCTTCAATACATTTACCTACAAGCGGACTTGTTCCTCGAAGTCAACCAAAACACCATAACCCACTCCCTGAATGCCCCTGCCAATCCCGAACAATAACGAGTCAAGAGAAGGCTTCATCGGTCGTTGCATGAGCAATAACCAAGCCAATGCAGAGTTCCCTGATACGGCTCAACGATTGGCCGTTTGCGGCTCAACGTGGGAGAATCACAAGAGGCAGCAATTCGAGTCATACTCCGACTACGGCCAAGAGATTCGGGCCAATGCCAAGCGAGGGATAGAACTCAACGAACGCAACGGGAACAAGTGTGCCACGCAGACGGGCAAGGTCAGGGCGCAGCAGTTAGCCAGCGGGGAAGCCATCTCGGTCGAAACCATCAAGCGGATGCACTCCTACCTGTCCCGGGCAGAAACCTACTACGACAACGCAGACGACACCTCGGACTGCGGTTACATCTCCTACCTCCTTTGGGGTGGCAAGTCGGCTTTATCATGGAGCAGGAATAAACTCCGAGAACTTGGCGAACTCGAAGGCGAAGGATGACGAAGCCCAAGTGCAGGCTCGGATGGACTCGCTGATGATGGTCATTACAACCCTCTGCGACTGCATCGGAGCGGTGGACGATTCCAATGCCCCGAACCAGTACGAAGTGAAAATGAAAATCGTAAACAAGATAAGCGACCTAATAGACAAAATCGAATACTAATGGCAGGCCGACCCCCAATTTGGAACACCCCCGAAGAACTATGGGCTGCGTTTGAGCAATACCGAGCCGAGAACAAGGCCAACCCATATCGTGTGCAGGACTATGTCGGCAAGGATGGGGTCATGGTTTACCGGGACAAAGAGCGTCCGATTACCTTTCGAGGCTTTGAAGGATGGCTTGCAGAAAATGGGGTTTGCTATGACCTTTCGGATTACAGGAAGGGGACTACGGACCTGCACAAGACATTCTCCCCAATCATTACACGCATAAGGCTGACCTGCGACAAGGATATGCTGGAGGGTTCAAGTGCTGGCGTTTACTCGGCCAACATCGCCTCTCGTCTGCTTGGCTTGGTTGACAAGCAGGAGAACACGGTCCACATCGAGCAACCCCTGTTTCCCGACAATGACTGACAAACTAACCCTGCATCATGGCGACTGCTTGGAGGTGCTTCGTTCACTACCTGACTGCTCCGTTGATTCGGTTGTAACCGACCCGCCTTACGGGTTGTCTTTCATGGGCAAGCGGTGGGACTACGATGTGCCAAGCGTTGAGGTCTGGGCCGAGTGCCTTCGGGTCTTGAAGCCGGGCGGTCATCTTCTTGCATTTGCAGGAACGAGGACGCAGCACCGAATGGCGGTAAGGATTGAGGACGCAGGCTTTGAGATTCGGGACATGATTGCTTGGGTTTATGGGTCGGGGTTTCCGAAGTCGCTTGACGTGAGCAAGGCGATTGATAAGAACAATGGCGAGGTAGGAAGGTTGCACAAGTTTACAGAGTGGATGCGCACAACGGGGTTATCTGCAAAACAAATCAATGACGCAACGGATACTTTCATGGGTTCGCACTATTTAACCGACAAAAGCCAGCCAGCCATTCCTACCCGTGCGTTATGGTCAAAACTTCGACCTTTGTGTGAGTTTATTCCTGCTTGGGTTGATGAACTTGTTGACCGCATAGAAGCCGAGCGTGAGGTGGTGGGGCAGCATCAAACCGACATGGGGGGACTTGGTGGCGAAAGGTTAGGACAAAAAGGAGGCGACATCACCGCCCCCGCCACCCCCGAAGCGAAGCAATGGCAAGGCTGGGGGACTGCACTCAAACCCGCACTTGAACCGATTACGGTGGCACGAAAGCCCTTGATTGGCACGGTAGCCGAGAACGTCCTGCAACACGGGACGGGTGCGATTAACGTGGATGGGTGTAGGGTAGATTTTATGTCAGAGGAAGATAGAAAAGAAAGCACTCAAAAAAATCAACACGCCAATTTTGGAACACCACCCCTGACGGGAAATAATGTCTATGGGGATTATTCTATGATTGAGCCTAAGAACTATAACCCAACAGGCCGCTGGCCCGCCAACTTCATCCACGATGGGAGCGAGGAAGCCACCGACCTGCTTGGGGCTTCGGCTCGCTTCTTCTACTGCGCCAAAGCAAGCAAAGCGGATAGGGACGAAGGGTGCGAGAAATTGCAAGAGCGTTCTGCGGGCGAATGCGTGGATCGTGTTGAAGGAAGCGCAGGGATGGAAAGCCCAAGGGCAGGGGCAGGCAGGACAAGCGGATCACGCAACCACCACCCAACCGTCAAGCCTACCGACCTGATGCGATACCTCTGCCGACTTGTAACCCCACCAAGCGGAATCGTCCTCGACCCGTTCATGGGGTCAGGCTCAACGGGCAAGGCGGCCATGCTGGAAGGCTTTGCGTTTGTCGGGATAGAACGGGAAGCGGAATACATCGACATCGCCAAGGCTCGCATTCAATCCGCAGTCGGCTTGCTTTAATGTTTACCCTCACGACCGCTATCAGGCGAATCCGCAGGATGAAGGCCCGGAAGAAGGTCATCCAAGGCGGAACAAGTGCAGGCAAGACCCTTGCTATCCTTGCAGTCCTCATCGACATCGCAGCCAAGAACAAGACCGAGATATCGGTAGTTTCCGAATCCATCCCCCACCTACGGAGGGGAGCAATCAAGGACTTTGCGAAGGTCATGCAATGGACGGGCCGATGGGTCGCAGACCGATGGAACAAGACCCTGCTCACCTACAACTTCGCCAACGGCTCAATCATCGAGTTCTTTTCGGCTGATTCCGAGGCAAGGCTCCGAGGGGCAAGGAGGCAGGTCGTCTACATCAACGAGGCCAACAACATCGACTTTGAATCCTACTACCAGTTGGCAATCCGTACCAGCGAGGCTATCTACATCGACTTTAACCCGACGCATGAGTTCTGGGCGCATACCGAGGTCCTGCCCGAACAGGATGCAGAACTGATCATCCTTACCTACAACGACAACGAGGCTTTGCCCGACACGATTAGGAGGGACATCGAACTAAACCGCACCAAAGCCGAAACGTCAGCCTATTGGGCGAACTGGTGGAAGGTGTACGGCCTCGGTCAGGTCGGGACGCTTCAGGGTGCGATATACGAGGACTTCGAGGTGGTGGAGGGTATCGATGTCAGCCGAGCGAAATTCGTCGCCCTTGGGCTTGACTGGGGCTTTAGCAACGACCCTACGGCCTTGGTAGCAATCTACCGCCAAGGGGACTGCCTGCTGATTCAGGAACTGCTCTACGCTACGGGCCTGACCAACCAAGACATCGCAGATAAGTTGCGGACGCTGGGCATCACAAGGGCTTGGGAGATCGTGGCGGACTCAGCAGAACCCAAGAGCATCGAGGAAATCTACCGCTTGGGGTTCAACATCAAACCTGCTGAGAAAGGCCCCGATTCGGTCAGGAACGGCATCGACATCCTGAAACGCTTTAAGTTGCAAGTTACCAAGGATAGCACCAACCTCATCAAGGAACTGCGGTCCTACACTTGGGCAACCGACAAAGAAGGGAAGAACACGGGGGTTCCGATTGACTCGTTCAACCACGCCTGCGATGCGATGCGATATGTGGCCCTTAACAAGTTAAGGGTCAGTAACTCGGGGAAGTATGTTGTTGTTTAACTTTGCCCCATGAACACGGAACGCATCCTTGACCTGCTAATCGAAATCGGCAAGACGCTTGCAGCCGTTTTCTTCATCATCACCCTTCTAACCCTCCTTTGGACCTTATGAAAGTCGTTCACTATTACCACATCTACTGCGGAGGGAATTGGCAGTTGATACTCAACCAGCACATGATGGCCGTCTGCAACTACGGCCTCATCGGGGTCTTGGATGAGATTCGTGTCGGCATCGTCGGACCACCCGAACAACGCAAGGCGGTCAAGGAGGTGCTGGAGAACTCGATGGTGGCCGATAAGGTCAAGGTCGTGGTTACCCGGACCAATGCTTGGGAGCAGGCGACGCTTACCGAAATGTACCGGGCCTCGCAGGAAGAGGAAGCCGTGTACCTGTACGCTCACACGAAGGGGGCAAGCGACCCGTCCCTCATCAACCAACTTTGGAATCGCAGCATGACCTTCTTCAACGTGGTTGCTTGGGAACGCTGCCTGCAACTGCTCGAAGGAGTGGATGCGGTGGGATGTCATTGGATTACCAAGGAGCAGTTTCCTCACATGGCCGATGCCAATAACCCCGACGGCTACCCCTACTTTGGTGGAACCTATTGGTGGGCCAAGTCGAGCCACATCAAGGAACTGGGTGAGCCGGAACGCAAGCACCGCTGGCAGGCCGAACATTGGATTGGCAAGAAGCCCGACACCAAGGTCCACGACTCCAACCCCGGATGGCCGGGTTTCGAAAAGTTTGTAATCACGTTTTAGCATGAAGGTCCCTATCCTCATCACGAACTTCAACCTCTACACTTGGCCGAAAGCAATGGTCAAGGAACTGCAACGGATGAAGGACTGCGGTCCTATCATCATCATTGACAACAATTCAACTTACCGCCCGACCTTGGAGTGGTACGATTCGCTCAAAGGTAACGAGGACGTTTCGGTGGTCCGTACCGGGCAGAACTTGGGACATCTTGTGGCATGGAGGCTCGGATTTGACAAACGCATCAAAGCCGATTTTGGCTATCCAGACTATATCGTAACCGACCCCGACCTTGACCTTTCGGGATGCCCTGACGACACCATCGTTCGAATGCGTGAACTTTGGTATGATTCACCTTCCTACCCTTACATCTCCAAGGACTTCAATGGGGTGCAGTTCAACGTCAAGGACAAGATTGGCCTCGGCATTCGTGTTGACGATGTTCCCGAAAACGCCCTATTCTTCCAACCTGCTGAACATCGCTACCACAAGCAACCGACCTATGGCAACCTTCGCTTGGCTCCAGTTGATACGACCTTCGCCTTCTACCATGCCGACACCTATCGGGTCTGCATTAGCGGTGCGAGGACGATGACCCCCTACGAGGTCAGGCATCTGCCCTACTACATTACCCCCTTAGAGATGGAGTCTGACTGGGAGTTTCGGCAGTACCTTGACAAAGCAAACCACTCCAGCACGGCCAAGAAGATAGCCGATGGACTTCAACTCGGATAATATGCCCTACTCACACCCATTTTATAAGGACTTCGTTGCCAACCATATCCGCTCGGTTCTAACTGAATCCGACCGGGTGCTTGACATTGGATGCGGTTGCGGAACTTACGCCCTACTGCTTCCCGACATCAAAATGGATGGCATCGAGATTCACGAGCCGTATGTCAGCCGATTCGGTTTGCAGGACCTTTACCAAACCCTGCATATTGGGGATATTCGTGAGTTCGATTTTTCGGCCTACACCTACCTGATTATGGGCGATGTCTTTGAGCATTTAACCTTTAACGAGGCGAGGGGCCTGCTTACCCGAATGAAGGGCAAGAGGGTCATGATTGCCGTGCCTTATATGTACAGGCAGGGTGAATGGGAAGGGAATGTGTACGAAACGCATTGGCAACCCGACCTGAATCCCGAAGTGATGGCGTTGAGATACCCCGAACTGAAATTGCTTGTTGGGGATGCGGTATACGGCTACTATACAAACTACTGACCTATGAAAATCCAAGACCTGACCATCGACTACCATTCGGGCAACAACCGGGTGGACGACCTTATTGCCGTTTACAAGTTCTAACATGGGCATCCCCGTCATCATCAACAACCGTAACCTGCTGACGTGGCCCAAAGCGATGGTCAGGGACTTGAGTAAGTGGGAGGGGATTGGGGACATCTACATCGTGGACAACGGTTCAACCTACGAACCTTTGCTGGAGTGGTACGCCACCAACCCCTGCAAGGTCGTAATGCTTGGCGAAAACTTGGGCCATCAAGCCCCATGGACTTCGGGCTTGGTGCAACAA